GAGCTTTGAGTTGGTGGGGCCTGGCAAAAGGTGAGGGGAGACAGTCAACCAGTAAACCGACTGACTATCGTGATACTGGATTCTCCCAAATGGCCAGCTAACGACAGTGAGCCACGAAGTCTGTCGTTGCCCCACCTACTGAGAGCTTATTTAAGAGAAGGAAGGTGCAGAATGAAAAATATGAAACACAAAGAGAAAATCAAATTAGCCAGAAGGTTAAGAACAAACGACGAGCTTAAGTCTGGCGTGCCTATATTCCAGTCTGAGAACTGGGAAAAACGCAAGGAAGCAATTAGAAGCCGAGTTAAAAGAATACAAGCAAAATCTCACCAACGGGCATTAGAGCGTAAAGCTAAGCATTTGAAGGATAAAAAATGAAAAAACTAACAATTGGAGATTTTACCAGAAAAGGAATTAAGGGCAGTTTCGGACACTACTTCTCGCATATCTTACCCGATGGAAGGGAAGTTTGTTTGGAAAGCTGTCTCAACGGCTACGATGTAGCAATTTATGATAAAGAAGGCGGCAATCTTATAGGAGAGAAGGTTTGCACGAATATAGACGAAATGTTTGAAATCCAAATCCTATCGGGGTTTTCGCTAATGTCGGGTGAAGCATTGGAAAAAGCGGTTGAGATTGCTAACAAAATGTTAATGAATACTGAAAAATGAAAAAGAGTAAGAAAATAGAAAGATTAAGCCCGCCACGAGCAAATATTAAGGATAGAATTTATGGGATTGAATTAGAGCGGTTATCAAAAGCAAGAAACAAGACAGAAGAAAAAATTCTAACAATGATTATTGACGAATTTAAGAGAGCGGATATTGTTCTGCCCATTGAAAGATGCTATTTTCTTAAAGATGCTATCGGAGATGAAATTAAGAAGTTGTTAGTAGAGTTGGGATTACCTGAAAAATACATTTGTCCCCGTTGTGGACAAGAAATGAAAGTAAAACCTAAAGGAGTAGTATGTCCTTGTTGTGGACTAAAATATGTCCTCATATTGTCTTGTTAACATATCTGCTGAAGTTATAGGCAGGGCGATTTTGAAGATTAAGGAGACAAAAAATGAAAATCATCATCACAAAAGACGATGCCTTAGAGGCGTGGAATAACCCTGAAACGAAAGCACTTTTTAAAATTGTTTTTGGTAATGATAATTTTGATAACTATTGGAAAGAGTGCGAAAAATTCAACAGCATGACCGAAGAAGAGCAAGAGATGTATAAAGAAGATGCGATAGAAAAGTTAGCGAAAAGTTTCACTGATTATAAAAAATGGGGGTGAAAAAAATGAATCACGCTGAAAGATGCCCAGTTTGTGGCGGGAAAGGAAAGCTACCAGAAGAATTATTAGAAGAAGAAGTTTTTATTAATATTTGTCACGGATGCGGTGGAATAGGCTGGATAGTCGTTCCCGATGATTGTATTTATAAAAAGAGAAATGAAGAAACAAAAACCTATGAATTTTCGGAAGAAGTTAAGGCTTTTAGCAAAGCTTCCCCTGAAGAAAAAGCAAAAATGTTAGGAATTAAACCAACAAAAAAATGAAAGCCTTAACCTTTTTCTCCCGTCGTCCCACTCCCGAGAGGGTAAGGGCGGCGGTTGAGGCCACCAAAAAGAAAGCCGCCTATAAGCAGTATCTAAAGTCGGCAAAGTATTGTCAGCGGTGCGGAAAGGAAGTCTATCCCGATAAGGAGGGGCGTTACTCCCTCTTTGAGATTGAGGAGAAAAAATGGGAAATTCCTTTATTGGTTTGCGAGGAATGTTATAAAAAGGAGGTGGGGAAAAATGAATGATACGATAAAACTAAGTAAAGATTTCAAGAAAGCGATTAGTATTCTAAGACAACTTGAGGAATTAACCAAAGAGTTTAAGGATGTATTTGACGAACTTGACAACGATGAAAAGAACTTGGTTGGGGGCTTAGTTATCGGTATTTACTCGCCGATAAAAGATGGCCCTGGAATGGACGCTACAATTGGGAACACCATCTATTGCCAAGGGCTTCTTGGCAAGCTTGGTTCATATTACCGAGGAGAAAAAAGAGAAGATAGCTTATTAGGGTTATTAGATTTGTTAGGTAGACGGAGTAATGACAACTAACACGGCCCGCACCCTAAAATATCTGCGAGACCACGGCTGGAAAGCAGGGGTGGTGGAGAGATATTTAAGCTTTGCCAAGAAACGGCAGGATTTCCTGGGTATCATTGACATCATCGCCATTAATGGCAAAAACATCTTAGGTGTCCAGAGTTGCGACGGGAGCACCTTTGCCGAGCATGACGAGAAGATTTTAGCCTCTCCCGCCACCAAGCTCTGGCTTGCCTCTGGCGGCCTGCTTTGGTTAATGGGCTGGCGGAAGGTGAAGCTGTTCAGGGGAAGCAAGGCGATAAGGTGGAAGGAGAGAATAAAAGAGTATCGACTAAGGGAGGTGAAATAAAATGTTAACACCCTTACAATTTGTTAAGAAACCCCAAGGAGAAACAGGTTCTCTTTATGGGGTTAACTATCGGCATACCTATTTAGCGGGTGGTCTTGGTGAAGATTCGCCTAAAACTCATGCTTGTTTGCGATGCGGCAATTGGTGTTGGCAGAATTTCTTTGAAAGACCATTAGACATTAGGTTCTATTTCAAGAAAAAGTTATCCCGATTGAAGAAAACAGCGATGAAGGAGGTGAAATAAAATGAAAAAAGAAACCTATTTGATGAAATTAAAATGTGGGAATTGCGGTTGGACTTGGGAAGAAGAAATAGAAAAAGGGCATTTGGTAAAAGAAGCTCTATTTGGTTTTAATGCACGAGTTTGGGAAGAAATAGATAGTTTTGAGGGTGTAGGGCGAGAGATTATTTGTCCTAATTGTGGAACAAAAGAAGAAGTTAGAAAGACAGTGGAGTGATTACAAAGGAGGGGAACAAAATGAGCGCTAACGATTATCTTTTTCTCACCAAAGAAGGGTATAAATACATCCTCTCTCATCGTGACGCTGACACCGATGCCGAGCTTGAGCGGTGGGAGTTTGACGGCTTGGAGGAGGCATTGGCAAGGGCGGAGGAAGAGCTGGGGGCGATAGAGTATGGATTGGTCTTAGGCCTTGGGGTTAAACTAAAAGGAGCAGGAAAGAAACCGAACCAAGAAAAACTGCCTTGCCAATGGGAGAAAATCAAATCGGAAGAGCTAAACGGCTTCACCTTTTCCCGCTGGTGGGAGGAAGGGGAGAAAGAGTTGCGTAATTTTATCCAGTCTTTAGTTGAGAAGAAGGAGGTGAAATAAATGCCAGATGAGAACACATTAACACCAAACTTGGCAGAAATGCCGACCTTAGCAGAAGAGCTGATTTTGCTTGAAAAGGAGGTGGAAGAAACGGATTTCTTAATTTTTGGTCCGCAACCTACGGAAGCAATAGTAACACCACAAACCACTAAAATTGATTATTTTATTGAGATGGTGCGGATGATACGAGCCGATATAAAACGAGTAAATGAAGCTCTTGGAAAACTGGGTTCGCTTGATAAACCATCAAAGGAGGTGAAATAATACGTCTATTGAACGAGAGACACCCTTAGAAACGATGATGAGCCAGACCTTTGGTTTAGAAGTAACCGAAGAGCAAATAATGGAGAACGCCAAGAAGAAAAGAGGCGCGCCCCAGCGGGTAGGCTTGGAGCTGGACGATGAGCAGTTAAGCCAGGTGCCAAACCCGCAAGTCAAGAAGGAGAAGAAGCCTCTTAATTTGGGGAGCTTTTGGAAGGATGAGTATTGAGGCCTTTCTTTACCCGCTGGCCTTCCTCGTCTTTGTGGGCTGGTTTGTATTTTTGTTTTGGCTGGAGGAGCGAAATAAGAAAAAATGAATGCGGAGATAATGCGGTGAATAACCGAACAATAGCCGAAAAAGCCCCTCCCCTCTCGGGAAAAAGGCGGTGGGGCAGGGGAGGGGAGAGGTGCGAGATTGTTCTAAGTGGTAAAATAAAATTATGAAAAAGAGAAAAATTACACCAACTAAACTTCAAAAACGGGCGGCGGCAATTCTGAGGGATAATCCAGAGAAGTCATTGGCTTGGGCAATGAAAAAGGCTGGATATAAGCCCTCAACTTCCAGGCATCCAGGAAAAAATTTCCTCGCGTTAAAGGGAACGGCAGTAGCGGTAGACCAATGGCGAGAAGCACTAAGGGGTTCGGGCTTAGACGAAAGTCTTTTGATTAGGAAATACAAAGAGTGGATAGACGCTACCAAAATTAAATCAAGTCTCACTGAACCGGACAAGATAGTGCCGGATTACGAAACGCAGTTAAAAGTAAAAGACGACATTAGAAGAGACTTGGGATTACCAACGGAAAAAGAGCCAGCCCCACAAGTTAGTGTTAATCTTGTCCAACTGATTAAAAAACAAAAGGGGGAATACGGGATATGAACGAGGGCTATAAAAGGTTTATCGAGGAAAACCTAACCATCGTTAATAAAGAAGGGAAGGAAGTTGATTTTATTCTCAATCCAATCCAAAACAAGTATTTAACAGAGGATACGATTTGGTACGACTATATCTTGAAGGCTCGGCAGCAAGGGTTTAGCTCTTTGATACTGGCGGTTTTTACCGCTGACTTTCTCTTAAAAGAAAACTCAAGGTCGGTAGTTGTGGCCGACATTGCCGATAATGCCCAAGAGCTTTTGGATAGGGTCAAATTCTATCTTAGAAGTTATGAAAGGAAACACGGAATTAAAATTCCCTTAAAATATAATTCTAAGTATGAGCTTTATTATGAGGCAATGAATACCCGCTATACCATCGGCACAAGCACTAACATAGACTTTGGCAGAAGTAAAACGATTACCAATCTCCATCTCTCCGAATTCAATTTTTATAACAATCCAGAGGCTTTGTTGGCGGGGGCGTTACAGGCCGTTGTTCCTTCCGGACAAAAGGTGATTATTGAAACCACGGCCAATGGTTTTAATGAGGGCAAAACTATTTGGGACGAGTGTGAACTTGGGGAAAGACCCCTCAAGCCCCTTTTTTATAAAGCAAGCGACTTCTACTCTCCAGAGTTTTTGGAGAAAAAGAAAAGAGAATTAAGAAGGCTTTTCCCCCAGGAATATCCCGAGACGGCAATTGAAGCTTTTGTTTTGACTGGAGATTGCTTTTTTGATAAAGAGTCATTGGCTTTTTATTTAGAGCAAACTAAAAATGTTGAACCGCTATCGCAAGCTTGAACAAGGGGAATTTATTGTTGTCGGGGTAGATACTGCCGCTGGCGGAGGGGATTATTGCGCGGCCCAATTCTTAAGCAAGACTAAACTTGATGTGCCGATTGTTTACCATTCTAAGTCGTTAGCGACAGAGATGACGCCGATTTTGTTTAGTGAATTAGAGAGAATTTACGATATTACCCATATTCCTCCTGTTATCGCCTATGAGAGAAATAATGGCGGAGTTTTTGAAATGGAGAGATTGGCGGCTTTGAATAGGCTGAACAAGTATCGAGTTTTTGTGATGCCCACCTATGGAAGCATTGATAACCCTCAGGCGAGGAAGTTAGGATGGGATACTAATACCGCCACCAGGCCAAAGATGCTGGCTGATTTGAAAGAAGCAATCGATAAAAGGCTGATTAAGATTTACGATAAAAGAACAATCAACGAGATGTTTAGCTTTATTGTTGTCCAAACCTCAACCGCTTGGAAGGCTCAGGCAGAGAAGGGGGCGAATGATGATTTGGTGATGGCTTTGGCAATCGCTTGGCAACTACAGCAATCCGAAAAAGAGCCGACGGAGGGGATGGATGAGTTGTTGCCTGACGATACCAAAATGTTTTCCGAAGATGGCTACTACTAAGTATGACCTTTCTATTCGCGAGCATAATGTCCCCGCCCACTTGGATATTGAGCGGGACATTAAACTAAAAAAAGATGGGCTGTTCACTTTTACTTTACGCGTTAATGGTGGTAATATAGTAGATTATAGCTTAATGGAATATGTTGATGTCAAAAGAAAATACCTTGGCGTTACGAAAACTGTTGTCGTCAAATCTTCCTCTACATATTATCGTCGAAAATGAGGTGGTTCAGACCCAATACGGACAAATCACCTTCAATGTAATTATCAAAGATGGTAAGGCCCACATCGAAACTTTAAACATTGTCAAAAACAAAAGAATTCGCTATAAGTTGACAAGATAGAGTTCGTTGTAGTAAGATTGTAATAGATAAGTCTGATACCGCCCTACTGCGGTCAAGGCTCTCCTTTTTGGGAGGGCCTTTTTTATGGTAAGAATAATATGGAAAAACTCCGCGATCAAATCTTAAGTCGCAAAAAAGTTGCCGAGGATAGTTTAATCACTAAGCGGGAGCTATGGACTGAGGTAGAGAAGCTCTTTCACAATCAGCTTACCTCTTCTGTCGCTACTAGCACCAAATCGAGGGTCTTTGACCCCAAGCTCACCACCTTGGTGTTGGAGCGAGGCTATCGGGTGATGTCCCAACTCCCCACGGGGAAGGTGCGGGCAATCTCCACTAACGACCAGGCGACCAGCACGATGATGAATTTAATTTTGGATAAGTATATTGTTCCCCACGCCAATGCTCAGTTTGATTTTTTGACTAAGCTCCGAATGATAGACATTTATTCTAATTTATATGGCAACTTCTTTGCTTTGGTGGACTGGGATATAAAGAAGAACGGCTATATTGGCCCAGACCTTTGGCTTTTAAATATTCGGGATATTTTCCCCCAGGTGGGAGCAGTATCAATAGAAGACAGCGATTATATTATTGTCCGCACCTGGAAGCCTCTATCTTATTTCGAGGGGCTTTCTAAGCAAAATGGGTTTAAAAATGTTGATAAGATTATCACTAAGTTAAAAGGTATTTCCGGCTCTAAGCAAAACCGCTCGGACGATGAGAAGTCAGCAAGGGAAAAAAACCAATATCCTTCGGCCATTGCCGCTAAAGAGGCCGGCTATTTTGAGGTTTTGACGCAGTATGAGGGGGATAGGTGGGTGGATTTCTGCGTTGATGCTGACTTGGAGTTTCGGGACATAAAAAACCCTCACGAGAACGGGGAGTTGCCGGTGGTTTGTAAGTATTCTATTCCTTTAATTGATGACTTTATGGGGATGGGGGACTTTGAGAGGGGCAAGTCAATGCAGATGGTTGTCAATTCTATCTGGAATTTATACTTAGACGCGACCAAAATGTCTATCTTCCCGCCAATGATTCTTAATAAAGACAATATCGCGGCGATGAGTTCCATTAAGTATGGGGCGGCAGAGAAATGGTTGGGAAGAGGACAGGTAAGCAATGTTGCCCAGCCGGTTAATCTTAGCCCTAAAGGAATTGAGACTTTTAATAACACCTACCAGGTTGCCAATGCCGCTCTTCTTAATATGTTTGGCACCAGCGATACGACGGTAACCTCTCAGACAGAGGCGGGCTTTGGTAAGACACCGGAGGCCTTACGAATGCAGGGAGCAAGAGAAAACACCCGCGACAATGCCGACCGCTTTTATATGGAGCAATTCTTAAAGAAGGTAATGACCAAAATGGTTAATCTTGTTTCCAAAAAGCAAATGGGGCCAATCACTTTTCGCCTCTTTGGCGATGATTTTGAAAAGATAAAGCGCACCAACCCTGAGCTTGAGGAGAACTTTGATATTAAGACAGGCAAGCTAACCATTGACAAAGAAAAGACCGGCTCGGTTGTTTATGACTATGAGATTGTCTCGGGTTCAACCTACGCCGTTGACCAACAGTCTCAGCAACAGAATATGGTAATGCTCTTACAACTCTTATTGAAAAGTCCGGAACTAATTCAGATGATAAGTCAGGAAGGCTACACGATAAAGATGGGTGAATTGTTTAAGAGGGTAATCTCCAATTCCGGTGTCCAGGATTGGGATAAGATTTTAGAGGAAAAGACAGAGCAAGAGAAGGCGGAGGCTGTTTTACAAGATGATGCGGAGAGGCTGGCAATGGCGATAGAACAGATGCAACAACCGCCTGGCGGAATAAATATGAACATGAACCAGATACCGACACCACCAAATGAAATCACAAATACAAATGAGGGATTATAAGGCCGTCAGACCAGATAAGTTTTTCTCGTCTCTACCCAGTATTATGAGGGACGAGGAAGCAAAAAAGAAGGGAATAACCGAAGAAGAAAGGGCGTTAGCAACCCTTTCGGAAACGCTGGGGTGGAAGATTTTAAGTGAATATATTGACTACCTTATTGATGATTTGGATAATGTTAACGACCAAGCAATCGCCAATGGCGCTACTTTTGAGGAAATTGGGAGAAACACGCTGGTGGTTAGCTTAGCCAAGGGAGTGATAAAAAGAATTAAAGACAAAGTCGCGGATGCCAAAGAAGCATGTGAAGGAAAACAAGAAGGAATGGAGTGAGACATTGGATTTTAACAAGCCAAGTTTCACTTTTGTTCCCAAGGGAAATCACACGTGGCGCCAGCAAGGCGGGTTTTTAGTATGTAAGAGCTGTGATTTGCAACATGCTGTCTTTATAGGAATGGATAAGATAATGGTAGGAACAGATAAAGAAGGCCAACCGATTTTGAAGAGTAAAAAGTCCATAAAGGGGTTTTAACTTAAAATCTCTTTACGGGCGTTTTACAGCTCGGGTTATCTCACATTACCATACAGGTGTGTAAAAGGAGGTGAGTAGGAAATGACTCATCAAAACGATGAAGAAAATCAAATAAGGGCGTTAAACGATGAGAGTGATGACAACACTCTTGACACTACGCCGGTGGCAGAAGAAAAAATCCCTGAGGAAGCTCAAGCGCCAGAAGTAGAAACAGAAGGCGAAGGGGCGGAAACAGGAGAAGGCTCAAAGAAAGGCTACAGCCAAAGGGTGAGAGAGCTTAACGCCAAAGCCAAAGAGGCCGAGGCACGAGCTCGTGAAGCAGAGGAAAGAGCAAAGTCGTTGGCGGAAAAACTTGGGGAACTTACAGGCTCAGAAGAGCCTTTGCCCCTACAAGGGCCATATCAGCCTCAAGTGATGCCGGGAGAAGAGATCAGTCTTGATCAGTATAAACAAGACGTGATGCGAACCGCTGATAGTCTTGTTCAGATCAGGATAAAACAGCAAGACGCGATCAACCGGATCAACAACGAAGCCAATGAGGTGATCAAGGAATATCCTCAGCTTGACCCTGACAGCAAAGAGTTTGACCAGGAGCTTTCTGATTCGGTTACTGCGGCGGTGGAGGCGCAAGTCAGAGCCAACCCGTATAAAGCATCACCAAAGCAACTTGTTGCTAAGATGATGAAGCCCTATAAAAGGGCAGTAACCAAGCAAGTCGGCCAGGTTACCGAGAATATCGCTAAGCAGGTATCGGAGACCGCAACAAGACCGACTGGCGTTGCCTCAAGCGAGAAGAAATTCGAGGAGCTATCCATAAAGGAAATGGAAGAAAAGCTCGGCGTTGTCCAATGACGCAGAAAGACTTAGCAGATTAGCGACTGCTAAAAAAGGAAGGTGATATAAAATGGCAGATACAAATACAACCTCTACTCTTACCCAAGAGGTAATGACCTACTATGAGAAAGTTTTCTTGGCGAGAGCGGAGTATGAGTTAGTTTTGAAGGAAGGGGCGCAAATGCGGAGCCACTCGGATAATTCTGGTCGGACGATTAACTTCACCCGGTATGAGCCGCTGACGGTGATTACCAACCCAATTACCGAGGCTTCAAACCCTACAGTCTGCGCCATTACTGCCTGCACGGTGGCCGTTACTCTTTCTGAGTATGGTTTGACCGTTAATACCTCCAAACTCTTATCTTTAGTTTCTATTGATAAGAATATGGCGGAGAAAGTGGCTTTAGTTGGCCAGAACATGGGAGAAACTCTCAACCGTTTAGTAAGAAACGAATTTGCTAATGCTACCTCGGTTTATCCTAATAGCAAGGCGGCAAGCACCGTTGCTACCACTGATAAGCTGGATGCAAGCGCGATTCGGGGCTTTACGAAGACGTTAGAGATAAATAAGGCCCGGCCTTACCCTGATGGGTTCTGGATTGGCAAGACTACTCCCCAAAACAAGTATGACTTGATTGGGGATAGCACTTGGATTAACGCCAAGACCTATTCTGACGTGAAAGGCCTTTACAAGGGAGAAATGGGCGAACTTTACCAAGTTCGCTGGCTCTTGAATAAGGATGTAGCGTCAGGGAATGGGACTGGCAGCGCTGCTTCTGACGTGGTTTTGTATTACTCATACATCCACGGACAGGACGCATTTGGCGCTTTCGACTTAGAAGGCGATAAACCAAAGCTTTACATTTTGGCGAACCAGATTGATAGCGGCAACCCGGCAGGAAGAATCACCAAGATTTCTTGGGCAGGTTCTTATGCGGCTAAGCTACTCAATAGCGATTGGGCTTTGGTAGCGAAGTGCGCAGCCTCCTAAATAGGTAGATAAACCTAAGATGCTGTGGCGGCAGCTTGAGCGGCAATTGTTAGCGAAAAAATAAGCCAACAAAATACCGTACCGCCAACTAATTTAATTAATTAATACTAATATGGAAGACCGAACAACCAGACGAGCTGATTTAGAGGCATTAAGACGAGAATACCGCCATGCGGATAGAGACGGCAGGCGACGGATTGAAATTGCCGCCCATAAGATTGCCAATGAGTCAAAAGAGGTGCAGTCAATGAGACAGGAACTAATTAAGGCTCACCGTCGCAATGATAAGAAAAAAATAGCGGAGATACATTATTATGTTGATAGGCAGAGCAAATATCGCAATGGGTAATTGACCAGAAATAGATAATGGTGTTATAATAAGTTTAGTTAATTAAGGCTTATTTATGGACTACATAACAGGCAGTCACGGATTTTTGGGCACGCACCTCCTCCAAGCCCTCGAAGACAGGGAGGTTACCCCTATCCCCCACGCCAAGATTAAGACAATCAAGCTCCAGCCCTTCGATAATTTTTTTTATCTTTCTACCTATGGCAACATGTATTTCCATAATGACGATAAAAAGATTATTCAGGCGAATGTCTTAGACTTAATCAAGATAGTCCTCCAGGTAGACGGTAAGCCCTTTAACTCTTTCGTCTATATGAGCACCTCTTCAGTTAAGCTCCCCAAGCAAACAATGTATTCCCGCACCAAGAAAGCGGCGGAGGAGATACTGCTATCCTTTGCTGAGAAATATCACAAGCCCTTTTGTATTATCCGCCCCTATTCTATTACCGGCGTTGGCGAGCAGAAAGAGCATTTAATTCCCACTCTTATCAGAAGTTGTTTTGAAGGAGAGGTGGTTAATTTTGTCCCCGAACCCGTCCACGATTTTATAGATATCGAAGATGTAGTGGCGGGGATAATCAACCTCTCTTCTCACCGAGCCAGGGGGATATTTGAATTAGGCTCGGGTAAAAAATATACTAATCGGCAAGTGTTGGAAATAGTGGAGAAGGTGACGGGGAGGAAAGCCAATGTTAATATCGTGGGGCAGTTAAGGCTTTATGATAACGAGGACTGGGTGTCATCTAACTTTCGGGCCAGAAGTTATGGGTGGCTACCTCGGAAAACGCTAGAGCAGAGCATTACCGAGCAGGTAAAAGACTATTTAGCTAAAAAATGAATAAATTAGAAAAGAGAATAATCGAGCTATCTTACAAGCACGGCCTAACCCACATTGGCTCTTGTTTAACCAGCGTCAATGTTATTGACAAGATTTATCAGGTCAAGAAAAAGACCGACCCCTTCATCTTAAGTAATGGCCACGCCGCCTTAGCCCTTTATGTGGCGCTGGAGAAATGGGAAGGCAAGGACGCTGAGAAGCTATGGGAGAAGCACGGCACGCACCCCAACCGTGACTTAGAAGACGGTATTTATTGTTCGACTGGTTCTTTGGGGATGGGAATAACGGTGGCGGTAGGAATGGCCTTGGCGGACAGGAAAAACAAGGTGTATGTTTTGATGAGCGACGGTGAGTGTGCCGAGGGAGCGGTTTGGGAAGCCCTGCATGTGGCGGCTAAAGAAAGGCTGGAAAATCTTAACGTCGCCGTTGTCTGCAATGGCTACTCCGCCTATGGTCGGGTAGACGTGGACGATTTAGATAATCGTCTTAATGCTTTTTATCCGACCCTTTGTGTTAGAGTCAATCTGTTTAACTTGCCAGATTGGATACAAGGGATTGCGGGGCATTATGTTAAGCTGAACAAGGAACAATACAAAGAATTAACCAATGGAAAGACATAATATAAAGAATTATCCATTACACGATAGCTACAGGGGCTACTTCGGGAAAGCCCTATATGAAGCAATGGCAAAAAACCCCGACATTAGATTAGTTGTTGCTGATTTGGGGTATAAACTTTTTGACCCCCACTTTGAAGATTTTCCTGATAGGTGTGTTAGCGTCGGTGCGTCAGAGCAGGCAATGCTCGGCATTGGCGTTGGAATGGCTCTAAAGGGGCTGATACCGGTTTGTTATAGCATTACCCCCTTTTTACTTTATCGGCCGGCAGAGTGGATAAAGAACTACTTACATCACGAGAAAATACCGGTTAAGTTAGTTGGGGCGGGAGTGGGCAAGGATTATTTAGAAGATGGCTTTACTCATTGGTCGGAAGAGCCTTATAACACTATTATCAGCTCTTGGCCTAACATCCAGCAATTTTATCCCGAGACAAAAGAAGAAGTGCCGGCAATGGTTAGGGAAATGATAGAAAACAAAAAACCCTCATTTTTACACCTACACCGATGAACAAATCTAAAATTAAATTAGGGGGGATTTTTTACCCCACCAGTGATATTAACGGGGGCGATATTCCCTTCGATAGTCTTTTTATTCCCTACATCTTTAAGGAGATTTATTTAGAGGGCATTTATGTGGATATCTTTAACCAAAAAAAAGATATGGTTATCCTTGACGTGGGGGCTAACATAGGCGTAGTTACCCACTATATGCGTCAGTTTGCCAAAAAGATATACGCGATTGAACCCTCTCCGGAACACTTTGAGGCGCTAAAAAAGAACAAGGAGTTTAACGGTTGGGACAATGTGGAGATTTTTAACCTTGCTTTGGCGGACAAGAACGGAGAAATGAACCTTAATGTCAACCCCGACAACCGCACCTGTAATAGTTTGGTCTTGGATTATAGCAAAGGCTCAAAAAAGGTTAAGACGATGAGGCTTGACACCTTTATGAAAGAAAACAAGATTGACGAGGTGGATTTCTGTAAGTTTGATGTAGAAGGAGCAGAAGATATGATTTTAAGAAGCGAGGGGTTTAAGAAAGTGGCTGACAAGATAAAGGCGATCGAGGTAGAATTTCATTTCCAAAATTGGCAGGAACTCGTGAAGTATATGCTCGAATTAGGCTATACGGCAAGAAGATATGAAAGCTCGGCGATAGTAGTGTTGTTTACCCGAACTTGATGAAAAACCTATTTACTTTTCCCAATATAAATAAGGGTGAGCCTATCTCTATTTCTTATAATCAAGAGCGGTTTATCAATGAGGTTATCATCGGCAATGAATATGATTTTGTTTTTGATGATTTAGTGGTAGTTGATATTGGGGCAAATATCGGCACCTTCTCTCTTTGGATTTACGACAGAGCTAAAAAGATTTATGCGATTGAACCAGTTAAAGAAGTTTTAGATTGCCTCAATGAAACTATTAAAGATAATAACCTGACAAAGATTAAAACCTATCAACTGGCTATAGGGGGTAAGACTTACTTGGGGACAATGAAAAAAGAAGCAGGCGATCCCCATTTAGGGGGGTGGTGTATTGACACTCAAGGTGAATATCCAGTTGAGATAATGTCTTTAGGCGGATTTTTTGAGAAAGAGGGGATTGAATACGCCGATATTGTTAAAATTGACGTAGAGGGAGTGGAGGAAAGTATTTTGTTAGCAGACGACTTCCCCAAAGACAAGATTAGCACCATTATTGGTGAAAACCACCACTCGGGGCGGTCGTTAAAGCCTGCCTTAGATAAAATAGGCTTTGAGTATTTTGAATATCCTAACAATCATTTTATGGGGAGGAAAAGAAGATGAAAAAAGAGAAAGTTTGCGCATTTACCTTTGTCAGCGACGATTATTATACCCCTATCGGCACGCCTAAAATGATTAACTCTTTTAAGCGTTTTCACCCCGATATTGATTTAGTTGTCTACAGGCAAGATATAATTGATGTTATGTTTAAGAAGTTTGGCTTCTTAAACTGGCTTAATGCTAAACCGACCTTTGCTAAGCTCTTGGCTGATAAATATGATTTGGTTGTCAACATTGACGCTGATAGTGTGATTTTAGGGCGGTTAGAGGCGGTGCTGGCCCAAAATTATGATATAGGGGCGGCGTGGAACTATAACGATTATGAGAATAGGAGTGTGGAGAATGTCACCGAGAAGATGTTTCTTAATGCCGGCTTAGTAGCTTCAAGAAAGAAAGAGTTTTGGGATATTTGGGAGGCAGAGAACCATGAGGCTTATAAATATGTCTGTGCCGAGAACGATATTCTTAATCTTATCTGGTATAACAATCCCGCCCTTAGAAACTTTAGAAAAAAGATATTTGATAAAAAGAAAGACTTTTACGGCTGTAAGTCGTTGGGGAAAGAGGGCAAGTTTATCGTTAAGGATAATAAAGTAATGTGTGAGGGTGAACAGGTGCTTCTTTATCACCACGCTAAGGGGCCGGGAGCAATGCCAAAGCTCCAGTTTGAGAAAATGGGGTTTAACGATGATGTCGTTGCCTATATGAATTTTGTTAGTAATTATGGCACGAGCGCTATTTATGGAAATATATGAGTTTTAAACCATACTCAATTATTACTCCAAGTTTTAACCCTTTGTCCGGAGGAATTCGGGTGATGTGGGGCTTGTATGGTTGGCTTTTAGCTAAGGGCCAAATTGCCTATGTGAACGCCACCTATGAGAACCCCGACTTTGTGGCCATTTACCCTGAAATCTATCACGGCAATCCAACGGGAGCAAATACGGTTGTCCGCTATATCCTCAATAAGCCCGGAGTAATGGGGACTTCAATTCAAAGTGGGTCTTTTACCCCCGGGCCGACCTCGTTTTCCCCTGAAGACCAGATTTTTGTCTTTTCTAAGATTTATGATACCTTTGGGGTAGATGATGAGCATTTAATGTTTCTTCCTATTCTTAACCTCCATTTATTCAAGGCAAAGAAAGGAAGAAGAAAAAA